GATTCCAACAATGAAACCAGTAACGACGTCAGAGAAAATTAACTCTCTAACGTTAATCGATGGGATTATAGGGCTCCTGTCCCGGGGTGTCCCGGGGAGGGGGACCACACTCCAGCTTCCTAGGAAGTTGGATGCTCATGATTGGCGACCTGTTTTTAAAAGGTATGCCTCTCTCATGGGCTTTGAGGTCCGCGGTAGTAAGATTGGATCTTATACCGCCCGAAATGATTCGACTTTCGATGCACTGTATCTGGCTCGAGGCTTCATAGAAGTTCTCGCCGATTCAGTGCCGAAATTCTTATCATTTCCAATGGAGGATCAGTTAGTTTTCTATTTAGTTGCGAATTCTTGGCCGACGGAAAAGTTCGTAAAATACGCGAAGTATGTTACCGCGTATCCGATGGCTAAGTTTCTAAATAATCCTTTACCTTCAAAACCGGAGGGATTCACAGGGAATCCCCTATTCTCCGGGAAGGTGAAGAGACTGCTGAAAGCACGGTTAGTGTCCAAGTGCGATAGAAATGCACGATTGTTCTTTGGAATACTCCAAGGGGTAAAGAGGGCTGCGGCTCCTGTGACTGAGGACTTCGTTCAGAAGTCTTTTGAAAGTCATCGGGAAGCTCTTAGCACTCCCCCAAGGGGTATTGCTCCAGACGGCGACCACCAATATCGGTATATGAAGGTTTTTGAAACTTTCAAATATCCGAAGAAGAAACTCTTTGAAGCGACTAAGGCGGCATCTTTTCAAACGAAAAGATCCACTGGTGGCGCTCGAGAGTGGATCCGGGAGAGACTCCCAGAAGGTCTTATCTCGATGGTGGAAGTTCGTCCGGGGGTCGTTAAGGAAATTCGAGGAAAAGAGGCTCCTAGCTTTGACGAAGTTGTTCGTCTAGCTTCGGAGGGGTCTCGAAAGGTGATGGTTTCTGCCGTTTTAGAACCACTGAAAGTCCGACTTATCACTAAGGGCGATTCATATCGCTACTGGTGCAGTCGTTTCTATCAGAAGGCTCTATGGCGACATCTTCAAACCTTTCCTCAATTTGCCCTTACTGGGCGACCTTTAGAACAATTGGACTTATTGGATCTCTTAGACCGAGAAGCAAAACTTGGTCTGAACTTCCCTGATTGGGTCAGTGGTGACTATTCGTCTGCTACTGACTCCTTGGATATCCGACATACAAAGGCAGCCTTCGAGGCTAGTTTGTTTAAGGATAAATCAGGGGGTTTACTTCTTCAGGACGTTCTAAGATCAGTCCTGTATGAACAAGAGATTCACTATCCTAGTAAGTCTGGACTCAGTCCAATAAACCAAACAACAGGTCAGTTGATGGGAAGTACATTATCTTTCCCGATCCTGTGTGTTGTTAATTTAACGGCTTATTGGAGAGCTCTAGAAACCTTTCTAGGACGAACGGTAGAAGTTTTCGATCTACCTGTGCTTGTGAATGGCGACGATATATTGTTTCGTGCCAATCAGCAGCTCTATGATTTGTGGCAAAAGGAAATTCATGATGTTGGATTTGAGTTATCCCTCGGGAAGAACTATATCCACTCAACCTATTTGACTGTGAATTCACAGTTATATTCATTTAGGTCGGGTGAATTTAGTCACCTAGGATTTCTCAATGCGGGACTCTTAACCGGCCAGAGTAAGATCACTGGCCGCACTGGCGCTCGACTCGCTCCTCTTTGGGATTATTACAATGAAGTTGTACATTCCTCTGTTTGTCCTGAAAGGACTCACAGAAGGTTTATGCATTATCATCGTAAGACCATTGAAGAGTTGACCACTGCTAGGGTGAAAACCGGGAGGAACTTAAGGCTAAAGAAATACCTTAAGGGACAAGACGGCACCATTAAGCAGGGTGGGGTGGTGAAGACAACTTTTAATGTCTTCCTTCCTTTCGAACGAGGTGGTTTAGGCTTTATTCCAATCCCAGGAATGGAGATAAAGGTTACGAGTTTCCAAGAGAGATATGCAAGTTATTTGAACGAACTATACCTTGCAGATCCCTCCAAAGCTACGAAGATCGCGCTAGTGACTGAGAGGTCACAGCATAAACTTCGAGCTTATCATGAGCCACGATGGATTATTGGTCCAAAGATCGGACCGCAACTAGAATTCGTTGTTGAACCAGAGGATAGAGAGTTCTTTACTCCTATTTTAGTGGACGATATTGACTACTTGGAGCGCCCCGAGATGAAGGTTAGGTTACCCTACCAACATCTTGAGGCCTTCCGTAAGACGACCGTCCCCAAAATGAGAAGAGAAAATCTACTATCTTTCCCATGGAAACTGCTTGAGCTTAAAGTAGACGAGAAGAGTGACGATCGAAAACAGTCACACATTGTCGAATTGTCCGACCTTGTTCGTGAGATTCCCTCCACTCAGGAGGATGAATCCTTTGAATTTCTGGTCAAGGAAAATGCGATCTTCAAGTCTCACTTCCAACCCTCAACTACCGGTGTTTTAACACCGAGTTCTGAACTCTTTCTTTAAGAGTT